AACGGTAAAACATCATAAGTTTCCACACCGGATGGAAAGGTGGGCGAGAGCGGGAGACTTAACTCGCCCATACAAAAATTATGATGAAAGCATTTAAAGATATATTTGAAGGTTTAAATAGTGCCTATGGCCAATACATTCCAAGCACTATTCACTCTGCGAATGGAAAACAAAAAGGGAGACCTTTTACAGTTAAAAAACCTGTAATAGACGAACTTTGGAAAAGCCATTTAGAGGGAAAAGAACCAGCGTTAGGCATCATTCCAATTAATGAGAAGAATTTATGCCGATGGGGATGCATCGATATAGATCAATACGATTTTAATCACAAAAAATTTATCAAAAAAATAAAACAAAAAAACTTACCTTTAGTTGTTTGTCGATCAAAATCTGGAGGCTCGCATGTCTTTCTGTTTGTAGCTGACTGGATTCCAGCGGCTGTCATGCGAGCAAAACTTAAAATTATGGCTGCAGCATTGGGTTATTCTGAATGTGAAATATTTCCTAAACAAGAATATATATTAATAGAACGAGGCGATACAGGGAGTTTTTTAAATCTTCCTTATCATGGCGGAGACAAAACAACACGATATGCTTTCAAAGATAATGGTGAAGCAGCGAATCTAAAAGAATTTATAGAACTTTATATTAAATATAGATTAACGAAAGACAAGTTTGAAAGATTAAAGGTAGAAAGCGAGAAAGAACAAAATATTAAGGATGGCCCTCCTTGTTTACAAACACTATGCAAAGAAGGCTTTCCTGAAGGAACAAGAAATAATGGACTTTATAACATCGGAGTTTATCTTAAAAAAGCAAATCCAGATACCTGGCAAACAGATTTAGGAACTTATAATACAAGATTCATGAAGCCACCTTTAAGTCCACAACAGGTGATGACGACAATTAAGTCACTTAATAATAAGGATTATCAGTATAAATGCAAAGACCAACCGATTTGTAATTACTGTGATTCTTTGACATGCCAAACAAGAAAATTTGGAATTGGAAATGGTTCTTTAATGCCGGATATTTCTAATTTAAGAATTTTTACATCAGATCCACCAATATGGTTCGTTAACGTTGGAGGTAAAACGGTTGAAGTGGACACTAAGACATTAAGAAATTTTGACTTATTTGATGAGGCGTGCATGGAGCAAATGAGAATTAAACTTCCTAATGTTTCTAAACCTATATGGGGCAAAGTGATCAGCAATCTTATGAAAGGTATCGAAGAAATAAAAGCTCCGGAAAGTTTAACTTTTAAAAAACAACTCGAGGAGCATCTAGAAAATTTCACAACGGATCGAGCAGCGGGGAAACAGAAAACCGATATTAATAGAGGAGTGTCTTGGACTGATGAAGGTAAATCCTATTTCAAATTTAAAGACTTTTGGAAATACTTACAAAATACAAGATCCTGGACAATGGAAAGAAATAAAACATTAACAAAAATAGGAGAATATTTTGATGCGAATATAAAAGATAATTTGAGTATTGCAGGAAAAACAGTTAAAGTGGTATCCATTGATGCATTTACTGCAGAAAAAGGAAAGGACGAACCACCACCAATAGAAAGGCCACCATTTGTAAAATGATAGAAAGAACAATTATACCAGGACCCCCAGGAACAGGAAAAACTTATAGACTAGTTAACACTTACCTGAAGAAAGAAAAAGAAGAATACAATACTTCTTTGAAAAAAGTTGGTTTTTTTACGTTCAGTAAAAATGCCACTAACATTTCAGTGGGACGGGTCACAAAACTATTCAGTAAAATTGATTATGATGAAGATTTAAAATATTTTTGCACTTTGCATGCTTTAGGGACAAGAGAATGCGGCATCGACACCAAAACTCAACTTTTAAAAGGGAAGAAATGGGACGCTTTTAAAACTTACGTCGGTGGAATAGCTGCAAATTTAAATTTTGAAACTTATGCCACGGAAGATGGGAACATGATCTATGGCAATGATTATATCAAACTTATCAATTTAGCTAAATGTAGAAAGATATCTTTAGAAAATCAATACGGTTTACAAGAACACTTACAGGATATTAGTTATTCAAATTTAGAATATTTGGATCGATGTTTAATTAAGTTTAAAAAACAAACAGGAATGTTTGAATTCATTGACATGATTTCTTTATTCATTGAAAAGAAAAAATGTCCTCAGTTTGATGCTGTCTTTTTAGATGAAGCTCAGGACCTAAATAATCTTCAATGGGAAATGTTTCACTATATCGAATCGAATGCCAAACGATCTTATATTGCAGGTGACGATGATCAAGCCATTATGGGTTTTCAAGGAGCCAATCCAACCCATTTTATAAGACTACATAAAGATGAAAACACAACAATTGATAAATCATTAATAAAATCAAGAAGAGTTCCAAGACAAGTATTAAAATTAGCAAAACAAATTTTAGATAAAATACCTTTAAACGAAAGAGTTCCTAAACAATGGAAACCAAGAGATTTTGAAGGAACAGTAAACTGGGTATCTAATTTTGAACAAATTGATTACAGCAAAGGTAAATGGATGCTTATGACTCGAACCAATAAAATGTTAGAGCCATTAAAAGATTTTTTTGAAGATAAAGGTTACTACTACGGAAGTAAAAAAGGAAATAACTTAGTAAGTGCAGATTTATTACAGGCCATTGATACCTGGAGAAAATTAAATAAAGGTCAATTAATGCCCGCTAAATTAGCACAGAAAATGTACACTTTTATGACTGTTAAAAGTGGAAATTTAAAACGAAACTTTGGCAGCGGTGTTTCTTTGAAAAATGTCATAGAAGATTTAGTTAATATTGAAGACTTAAGAAACGAACACGGTCTGCTAGCAACGAGCGGCTGGGAACAAGCGCTAGATAAAATTAATGAGAAAAAAAGAAATTTCATCATAGCCATGGAAAAAAACGGCGAAGATATATCTCCAGAAGCTAAACCTAGAATAAAACTATCAACGATTCATGGTGCAAAAGGCGACGAGCGACAAAATACAGTATTAATGCTGGACATTGATTACAATAGTTTTAATGCTTATCAAAAAGATCCAAGTCCGGAACACCGATTATTCTTTGTAGGAATCACACGAACATTCGAAAACTTGTATATTGTTAATCAATCAGGAGAATATGGTTATCGGATATGAGTGCATACGATAAGCAAATTGGAGGAACTCATTATAAAAAAATGAAAATTCAGCCAAGTAAATTTGTCATAGAGAACAAATTGCTTTTTCCAGAAGGAAATGTTATTAAATATATTTGTAGACATCAATATAAAGGAGGAAAGGAAGACTTGGATAAAGCCAAACATTTTATTGATATGATTATTGAAAGAGATTATGGAGAAGAGAAAGAGAAAACAGAATCATGGGTAGAAGGTTATAAAAAATGGAAAGCCGGTAAATGATGTTCGAGGCTCAAACCGAATGGATAGCCCCGGACAATTTTCCAGACTTGAGTGGATACAAACTCATAGCAATAGACTTAGAAACTAGAGATCCTGATTTAAAGTCAAAAGGATCTGGTGCTGTTATAGGCAATGGAGAAATTATTGGAGTTGCTGTTGCAGTGGATGGTTGGTGTAAATACTATCCCTTTGGACATGAAGGTGGTGGTAATTTAGACAAGAAGAAAATTTTAGAATGGATATCTGATGTTTGTGCCACTGAAGCAACGAAAATATTTCATAACGCCATGTATGATATCTGTTGGCTTCGTTCCTATGGAATAAAAGTTAATGGACATATTGTAGATACCATGGTTATGGCTTCTCTAGTTGATGAAAACAGAATGCGTTACACTTTAAATGCATTAAGCTGGGAATACTTAGGAGAAAGAAAAAGCGAAGCAACGTTATTTGAAATAGCTAAAAACTGGGGCATAGATGCTAAAGCAGAATTATATAAATTACCAGCAATATATGTAGGTGAATATGCAGAAAAAGATGCGTATTTAACATTAAATTTGTTCAAACGATTATCAACCGAAATTAAAAAAGAAAATTTAACAGAGATATTTAATTTAGAAACTCAACTCTTCCCTTGCCTAGTCGATATGCGATTTAAGGGCGTCCGCGTAAATGTTGAAAAAGCTCACCAATTGAAAGAAAAATTACTAGAACAAGAAAAAGTATTGCTGCTAGAAATAAAAAAAGAAACCCAAATAGATGCCCAAATATGGGCAGCACGATCGATTGCCAAAGTTTTTGACAAGTTAAAATTACCTTACGAAAGAACTGCAAAAACAAATGCGCCATCATTCACCAAAAATTTTCTGCAAGAACATTCTCATCCTGTAGTTAATAAAATAGCAAAAGCCAGGGAAATAAACAAGGCACATACCACTTTCCTAGATACCATTTTAAGATATGAACATAAAGGAAGAATCCATGCTGATATTAATCAAATAAGATCAGATCAAGGAGGCACTGTCACAGGAAGATTTTCATACTCAAATCCAAACCTACAACAAATTCCTGCACGCAACAAAGATCTCGGACCAATGATTCGATCCCTATTCATTCCCGAAGATGGTTGTGTGTGGGGATGTTTTGATTACAATCAACAAGAACCCAGACTGGTAGTACATTTTGCAGCAACTACCGCAGGTATAAAAGAAGATGCATCAGTAAAAGAAATCGTAGATAATTATACCAATAGCGATATTGATTTTCATAAAACCGTTGCGGATATGGCAGGCATTAGTCGACTTCAAGCGAAGACTATTAATCTAGGATTATTTTATGGAATGGGTAAGGCCAAGTTGCAAGCAGAGTTAGGATTAAGCACGAAACGAGAAGCTGAAGAATTATTCAATCAGTATCACGAACGAGTTCCTTTTGTTAGAGATCTTATGAATGAAACATCGAGATGGGCTTCAAGAGAGGGAGAAATTAGAACCTTATTAGGAAGAGGTTGTAGATTTAATAA